GCCTGGAACCCCCGAAGGTCTCCGGATATACGTGTAAAACACGTCCAAGCACTTTTGAATTATCTAATTTTATCGTCCGTGGACTCCTAACACTTACAGGATCATCCTAACCAATATTCCCTAAGTTGAGAGCCACTCAACTCAGTCACGGCTTCTGTTAAGACTTACCATAAACCTGCTAGATTTATTTTAATTTTTATTTCCCTTTTATGGGATGGTGGTTACTATCAACCGCAACCTTGGTTGTTTGATCTAAGCCACAAACAGGCTTTATGTATTCTAAAAGATGATTTCAATTTCTTGATTGTCTTCTGCTTCAAAATTCTCAAGAATATGCTCCAAAAAGCAAAATAACATTTTATCTTTCTTGTGTGCAAATATATGCAGTTTGGAGTTAAATGATGCGAGAGTTGAAACAAAAGCCTTGATAAATTGTAATTGTTTATAATCCATTTTGTCCCATCCAATCAGTCTTGCAACTATCTTTTCAACTGATTCAGTTTCATGAAACAATTGTGCTTGATTGAATGTAATATCTCTCAAATATCCTCCTTCCCGCTCACGTCCATTAGAGATCATTTTAATAAGTACATCATAGCACTTTTGAAAACTAACTTGTGTGAACATACAAAGTGTGGATAGAAAGTCTGCACCCATATGGATCATTGGTGGTGCGAGAGTGGCTTGTCTTGTGAAGAATAACACATCATATGTGACTCCCCAATAACCGGCAGTAGTTGGTCCATCGCCATTACCTATTGCCCAAATTTCCATTGTCCAATCAGTCAACCATCTGTTCATTGCTTGTGTGGTTTCCCCAGCTCCGTTTAAATATTTGCGAGCGAAATTAGCTTTTAAAGGCAAACTTCCACCCTTTTGATAAGAGAGCATGGTGAAATGTGTACGTGAAGACAAATCACTAATGTTTGATGTTGGTGTGTAACTGGTTAAAGGTGAGTTCTGAAATGTCAAAATTACAGAACCTGGTGTTTGTGTTGAACATGATGGTACATAAAATATCGCGACATTGGCAAACATGTATTGTTGATACAATCCAGATACGTCGGATAAGTATGATGACATCACACTCGGAAACACCCATCTTGATTCCAATTTCGTCAAAGATGCTGTGTTTGGTATTATGACTGGTACCATAATACCTGAGCCTGTGACACGTGTACATGGTTCCCCATTAAAATATGTGTCACTGGTTGAAATTGGTGGTGGTTGGTAATCTGATGCAAATGCTGATGGTTGTGCAGTTAATTGCACTGTTGGCATTTCCTTTGATAACGCTTGAACAAATTTATCCTCTTTGGAGCCATCAATGACTGGTCCATGTAATTTGACCTTATCAGGTCCATTTGGATTCCAATCAGTTGGTTTTCCTCCCATACTATCTACTACTTTGGAGATCGTATTAGGTAACTTATTCAATAGGCCATCAACTGGATTCTCAACTGTTGTAATAATTGTGTCTACAGCATTAATTCCAGCATCAATGATCTTCCCTAAATCAATGTTTTGGGTTCCTATTTTGTTGTGCTTCTTGACAATCGGCACTCTATATGGTTGTTGTGGTTGTTGTTGAATCTTGTTGTTTCTATGTATAACACTGGCAAGATTTTGTTTGCGATTCTGTTCCCTCTGTACCTTAGAAATTGGTGGTTTGTTCTTAGGCTTGGCAGAATCTTTTTGCGTTTTGGTTGTTTTAACGTGTTTCATTTTGTAATTGGTGAGTTAGTAAATCGACTTGGCTTAGTTGGTCTACAAACCCTGCGGGCCCAGGCAAGGTATCCATGCTCAAAGTCAAGTTTTCATATATCTTTTCCAATCTAATTTGCTCTTCTGGTAAAATTCCAAATGCTAACCAGAACGAATATCTCGCTTCTGGGGTAATTACAGCATCCTGAAATTTCATATCGCGTGAAAGCCAATACAATCCAGAGTCATTAAATCTGTGATATTCACCTTTTATTTCTTTGTTAAAATCATTTTTCTTCAACAACAAGTGTTTGTAGAATGAAGTCATGATAGGTATCCCAGAACACATACTCAATCCACATTGTGCGATTGAGTCTCTCCATAGTAAATATTCTGCAACAGTTTTAGGAAAATTTAACATCACGGAGTCCTTTGCTAAACAAATGCGTGGATCTCGACACATGACATATTTTCCAGTACTATCTACTACCGGTTGTGTTTGACAGAAACTAATCTGCTCTAGGTATCTAACTTCAGGTTCTACTTTAACTTCAAATCCATATTGCAACATATAATCTTCGATGATTTTATCATCAAGTTTGTGTGCATCATCCTCTTCATATATGATTGTACAATCATCTCCCATGTCTATAATTCCAAATTCTACCCCAGTATGCTGTGATAACCCCCAAAGCAAAGCGCACATAATGACACAGTTGCCAAGTGCTGTATTAACATCACCTGAACATCTGCACCCTTCCTTAACAAATTTAAGTGCTTTGCCATCAACAGTATTCATATACGCTGTTGTTGTTAGTTGCATCCTGAGGAGATTGGCTAGTGTTGAATCATAGTTGTAAATCATAAGATATAGCCTGTGCTCAAACATCAATGCAAGTCTACTGATATGTTGGTCGAACCTACTCATATCTAGTCCTTTTGCCCTTGGACGTTTGAAAGATTGCCACATTTGTTTGATGTGGGTTGCTTGTTGCACAGAATTCATACCTTTCATTAAAGTCCTGAATCCAGATCGATTTCCTTTATTGAACACCCTATCCATAGCAGAATAAATATCATGCTCAATATGCTTGAGGTACTGCATTAGATTAAGGTTGTAATAAACAGATCGTGGGAAAACGATTCTGGCAATGGGATCAGGTTTGGTTGTTTTATTGACCTTCTCAATCTTCAAGAAGGCTTGAATCAAACTATCTTTCCAAGAAACATCTCTCTCTCCTTGCTGTTTGTGTACATTATAGTACAACTGATATTTGTGACGGGGGACGATGTGTAAAACTTCCTCTTTGGTAAGTTTAATTATCTCCGTTGCGTCTGAATGAGTCAGCATTTCAAGATGGACCATTTCAAGGAATGGATTCAATTGGTTAAAAACCTGATTGTGAGCTGGTTGTGGACACGGAACAAGACCATTTGGACTTGATACATAAAAAACTCGTTCCATGATTGATTTGGTGCAAGTCACATAATCTGGATGGTGCACCATAAAAGTAGCAGGTGGTACAGCATCAAGACAGCTCAAATATGACTTGTGTATGGGTTTCACTCCACCTTTTCCAATCCGGTCACGCACTGTGATATGATCAAAAATAAGTGCTACCAAGCTTGTAGGAGTGATGCTTGGTATTGCGGACCTTCTGACCGGATGTTCCTATAGAACTTTGGTCATTTCTTCAGTATCGCGGAGATCTAAAAATGTACTAGTTGAAGACATGCTTATTAACGCTTGTGTCAATAAAAATTCATAATCCAACATGTTAACATTTGTGTTTTCTTGCAAAAACACAGATCCCACTTTACGAAGAACTGCCTCTGTTCCTGATCTACCATTTTGAGTAAATAATCTCATGTGTTCAATTAAATATGGTAGAACATATACATTAGGTAAAAAGCGGAGTACTGGTTTAGATTTGGTGTAATATTCATCATTTTTGTCACCTTCAAAATCATTTGTGACTTCATCAAATACACTTACTGGAAGGAAAACGTCTGCTACAACATTCTCCAACATGGTTCTTTCTTCACCAGCTTCTTCCTCATATGAAGTTTTACTTATCACCTTACCAATATCCCATTTTGTGAGAATTAGATTAATAATTTCAACATTATAAGTAAAACAGTAGTAATAAACTTCTAATCTACTTGAATACCTGAAAGCACCCAAGCATATGACCAAAGTTGTTACAAAAGCATTTTGAGTTGCAAACACTATTAAGCCAAGCACTGGTGCAAGGAGGCCAGATAATAACGAAAATCCACTTTGAAATAAAAATATCACCGCGTACAATGAAGCAACAAATTTATATATCATGGACAAAGTTAAGCCAGCCAACCTCACATCAAAGATGGAGCATTTGCGACATGCAATGTCTTGTATAACATCTCTAATCATAGGTCCATAGACACGTACAAATGGTCTATGAAGTCGATTGATGTCAGGAGTTCTACTATTACCCCCGACCACCCCTTCAGAATCAAAACCATCCTTAATGCCAATTTGATGTAAAAAAGACAAATAGCATAAGTCAGAAATGATCCGCTCAGGGCGAGTTAATTTAGGATTGTCCATTCTATCATCCACATAAGAATCTTCAATCCCTTCCAAAACCTCAAACATGTTTGGACATGAATCCCCATACAACCATTTTTGAAGCCCTAAGAAATAAATTATCCAATAAAATATGGTATATCCAACTCTCACATAATGGTCTTGAATTGATTTCTCGACCACCATTTTTGGTGAATTGTTGGACAACTTAATATATTTATATCTCTTGTTGACTCCTGTGATCGTTGGTTCAGGAAGTTTTGGATCATAATAACTTGAAACATAAGAAGTGAGTGTTTCAAAAATTCCACCAGTGGCTAGCTGGGGTGTCAATAATGCTTGCAATGGTTGTTGTTTATTTGGTGCGCGTTTTGACATTGTAGTTATTAAAATTCGCTTGGTTTCAACTGTTTAAGGACACGAATTTACCTGTGCTAACTGGGTCCCTTACACAACCGGCAAAAGTTGTGCGTCTTTGGTGCACTCACTATGTGCTTGTACTCTGTACCAGGCGTCCTGCCCTGGTCCCAGTGTGCATGTCTTCAGAGACCCAAAGTGTCTCTGAAGGGTTATACGTCTATACCAGCGTGCCATGCGGCTCATTGTCAGTAACGGCTTACTACCATTCGCGTGTAGTACTCTCCAGATGGGAAAGCGTATAAAGTTCGATATAACCTTGTAG